TGCGGAACCACGACCACGCAGACCATCACGTTCAACTCGTGGCAGCAGTCGTTCAGCGTGGAGGCCTCCGTTGATTCGCAGCTCACCGGATCGCTCACGCTCCGCATCGACGGTGCCGTGACGTTCGGCAACTGCGTTTGACGGTTGCAAGCGCCGCCGAAATGGTTAGGATAGGGGAATGAGCAAGACTCCCCCTACGGCACACGCCACCAAAGACGCCATCCTCGCCCTCGCGGGCAGCACGCAGATCGAACGGATTGAGGTCGCTGAACTCAGCAACCCGATCTACATCCGCGGCCTGTCCGCGAGGGAGCGAGATTCCTTCGAGGCGTCATGCATGAACGGCAAGGGCAAGGCGCGCGGCCTCAACATGGACAACGTGCGAGCGCGGCTCCTGGTGCGTTCCATCTGCACCGAGACGGGCGAGCGTCTGTTCCAGGATCACGAAGCCGACGCGCTCGGAAGCGTTCCTGCCGCCGTGGTCGATCGGCTGTTCACGGTCGCGCAGCGACTCTCGGGCCTCTCCACGAACGACGTGGAGGAACTCGCGGGAAACTGAAGCGCCGCCCCGGCAGGCGATTCTGCTTCCGGCTCGCGGCGCAGCTCGGCATGACAGTCGACGAGCTCCTCTCTCGCATGTCGAGCGAGGAACTCACGGAGTGGATGGCGTACGACCGGCTCGAGCCGATCGGCTTCTATCGCCTCGACATGGTTGGAGGGATACTGGCGTCCATGCTCGCAAATCAGAATCGCAAGCGCGGCTCGCAAGCGTACAAGCCGCAGGACTTCATGCCGTTCCTCGACAAGCCCGAGGTCGATCACACGGACGGCGACTCGCTCCGCGCAATGTTCGGAGCGCGTGCCACGGACGCATGAGATTGGAAACCGTTACCACCGCGCCCACAAGGTAGACCACCAACATGGCAACGATCGGCAACCTGTTCGTGAAGATCGGAGCGGACGTCCAGCCGATGGTGAAGGCACTGGCGGACGCCAATGGTCGCGTCGCCCAATGGGGGCAGAGCGTCGCAGGGGTCGCAACCGGCGTTGGCGGCGTCATCGCATCCATCATCCCGGGCGAGATGGGCGCAATGGCAAGCCGTGCCATGAGCGGCATCCAAGGCCTGATGAACGTGTTCCAGAGCGGAGCCAAGCTCGCGGCGGTGTTCAGCGACGCACTCGTGCTCCTGGCCAACCCAATGGCGTTGATTGTGCTCGGAGCCGCAGCCGCAGCCGCAGCCATCCTCGCAATGGGCGCGGTCATCGTCGGCATGACGCTGAAGGCGGCAAAGCTCGGAGACCAACTGAAGGAGACCGCCGACGAACTCGGCACGACCGCCGAAGCATTCCAGAAGTTGGAATACATCGGCACCGCAGCCGGAGCGGGGCCGGAGGCCATCAAGAGCTCGATCACCAAGATGCAGATGGCGCTCGCAAACGCAGCAGGCGGGAGCAAGGAATCGTCTGAAGCATTCCAGAAGCTCGGACTCGACCTGCAGCAGCTCGGGAACATGGACCCGTCTGCTGCGTTCCAAGCCGTCATCTCCAAGATCCAGGAAATCCCCGCGCACGCCGACAAGGTGAAAGCACTGCGCGACATCTTCGGCAGGGGCGGCGCCGGGCTTGCCGGCATGGTCAAGCTCAGCGCCGACGAACTCGCGCAGCTCAACAAGGAAGCCGCGGCATTCACCATCAAGGAGGGCAGCGTCCAGGCACTCGCCTCCCTCCAGGATTCCGTCGATACGCTCGGGCTTGCCTTCGAGCGCATGATGACCGAGGCATTCGCGCCGTTCGCGCCGATGATTCAGGCCATCACCGACTCGCTCAAGGAGATGCTCGCCACCAACGCATCGGACTTCTACGAGGGCATGCTGAACCTCGCCAAGGCCATCGCCTTCGTTGTTGATGGCCTGACGCCGACGGTGATGAACCTGCTCGGCGTCTACAACATCCTGCAGTCGATTGATGGGTTCATCCGAGGCGTGATGCTCGAAGCGCTGTCCAAGGTGCTCGACATCATCCTCGGGATCATCAGCGCGATGAACCTCATCCCGGGCATCGAGATCCCGACCAAGGGCCTCGAGGACTCAATCGGCGCCCTCCGGCGCGTGCGCGACAAGGCCTTCGACGGAGCAGTCGCCGACGCCAAGGAGGCCGGCACCCGATTCGGTCAGGCGTGGGACGCTGGCGTCGCCAACATGCAGGGCAGCGGCGCCCTCGCCACCATGCTCGCTGACTTCGAGAAGCAGCGCGCCACCACCGTCGCAACTCCCTCGGGAGGCGGCTTCAAGGTCGTGGACCAGGCTGAACTCGAGCGCGGCAAGGAACTCGAGAAGCTGATGACCAAGCTCCGTGACGATGCCGCGGCCATCGGCCTCTCTGAGCAAGACGCGCTGCGTGGGCAGCTGCAGAAGTTGTCCGCTGACTCCAAGACCATCACCGAAGCACTTGCCCTGCAGCAGAAGATTGCTGATGCCAAGGACACCGGGAAGAAGCAGGAAGCCCTCGCCAAGACGATGGAGGACCTCGCGCGCAAGAGCGAGGAACTCGGCAAGACCGAGACGGAACTCCTCGCCATCCAGTTGAAGCGCAACGGTGCCACGGACGCGCAGATCGCCGAGGCGCAGCGGCTCCAGGCATCCATCGAGAAGGCGCAGACCGAGCAGAAGAACGCCGAGGACCTCGGCAAGATGCTCGGAGACATGCAGAAGAAGTTCGACGAGATGAACCTCACCGCGGAGGAACTGCTCGCCACGCAGCTCAAGTCGCTCGGAGCAAGCCAAGAGCAGATTGATGCTGCACTCAACATGCAGCGTCAGCTCGACGCGCACGACGTCGCCACCAAGAACGCCGAAGAGATCGTGAAGATCCTGGACGACGTTCAGCGCGGCGCCGACGAGGTGGGCAAGTCCGAGGCCGAACTCCTGCGCCGGCGGCTCGAAGCCCTCAGCGCGACCGAGGATCAGATTCAGCAAGCGCTCGGCGCCCTCCGCACTAAAGAGGTCGGCTCCATGCTGCAGGACTTGGCAGACCAAGCCAAGAAGGCCACCATGAGCGAGCGGCAACTCCTCGAGGAGAAACTCCGCGCAGCAGGTGCCACCTCCGACGAAATCGCCAAGGGGCTTGCGCTCCAGGATCAGATTGACGCCGCCAAGAAGAAGGACAGCAAGGACACCAAGGCATCGGGGCCGGACACCATCGCCACCGCGCTCGGAAGCTTCAAGCTCCCCGGCATGGCCAACTCGCTGACGATCGCCAAGCAGCAGCTCGACGCCGCAGAAGTGTCCAACGCCTATCTCGCAGCCATCGCCACCACCAACGCCGAAAGCGCCACCATGATGGCTGCCGCCTATCAGGGCGGAAAGCAGTCCACGGACACAAGCCTTGAGGCGCAGTCTGTCGACCTCCTCAAGCGCATCGAACTCAACACGCGCGCATTCGCGGGAGCATTGACCTAATGCCATCAATCTTCGCAACCCTTGCAGGGACGTCCGAGTCGTACAACCTATCCGGAACGGCAACAAGGACCGACGAGTATCACGTCTACTCCGAGAACCCAATGACGTTCGCTCAGGTCTACGGGGCCCTCCCGGCGGTTGGAGACTTGCTGTACTCAGGCAATGGAGTCAAGATGGCTGTGGGATCGGTAGCCATCACAGCAAACGAGAACGCAGGCGAGCTCGTCTACTCAGCCACGGTGCAATACAGTTCCGACTCGCCATCGGATACATGGGTAGCGCTCGACATGAACAGCACCGCACTGATGGTGGACATCTGGCGCGCAAACGGAAACGCTCCCGGCAACCTCAACACCCCAGGCAATTCAGACATCGGCGGCACAGCAGTCGACCAGGGTGGGCAAGCGGTGTCTGCCATCATCCCGCAGCAGGAGCTCACGGTCACCAATTTCCTGAGCACCAACAACGCCAACAACATCGTCGCCGCCCTCGGGAAGCGGAACAGCGCAGCGTGGCTGGGCGCAGCAGCCGGATACGTCCTGTTCACCGGATCAACGGCTCGGCGCACGGGCATCAGCCAGTACGAGGTGCAGTACAAGTTCCTGTGGGACGCCACGGCTCACTGTCGTCAGGTCGCCATCCGTGACCTCGATGGTCGCGAGAAGATCACCACGCCCGATGGAAGCGGCTTCGCCAACGCCTCCCTCGTCGTCTGGCGGCAGCCGTTCCAGGCAACCTACAACTTCAGCTCGATGGGGATCGTCACCTCATGACGATGAAGCGCTCCATCGGCACGGGCTTGGGTGCGCTGACGCCGGCGGCATGGGCTCAGATCGTCGAGGCTGTTGATTATGTCCAGGAGCGGCGCGG